GTAGCCACGTGCCGAACCCTTAGACCGGGCAACAAACTCAACCGAACCGCCATTAGTCAAAATAATGGCTTCCTGCCCGTTCGCCTTACGAATCACAGAAACCAAATCGGCAAGCTCAGGATAATTAACCGGATCCTCGAAAAACGAGGACAACCGGACAAACGCCTTACGGGCAGTTTTCAGCTCGTGAGCAGTATGCAAGATCTTTTCACCAAGACCCACCATGCCGAACAACTCACGAATCTCAAGCAGCGCGTTCTTTCCGTTCTGCCGGGGCACAGACAACCCACACCGCGAATGCGACCACTTACCATCCGCGCGCTGAGCAAGCCACCCCGCCAAAACACTGTGCTGCCACTCATCCGGCGTCAAACCATACGCAGAAGCAAACTCCGAAGCCTCATCCGCAAAATCAACCTCCGAAGACCGGACAAGACTAAGCCTCGGTTCCTGAAGGCCGCTTACTGTTAAGAGCGGTGACGAATCTGTCAAGACCAGTCCCCTTTCTCTCAACAGGCGGAGCCAACTCCGCCAACTGGTTAATCACATCAAACAACTGCTTAGACAACATCGCCTTACCATGCGCCGAAGGCGTCTCTAGTAACGCCACAGCAAGCTCATCCCGCAACGCCTCCAACGCCACCGTCTGACTTGCCCTCACCGCAGAAATCAAATCAACCACACCAAAACACCCCCAAATATTCACCCCAAGAA